CGTTTCGCCCGCCACCCATGAAGGCGATCACCTCGTTCTCGCCCATCGTAAAGAGACAGGCGCAGTGCGTGCCGATAGCACCGCGGGTCATCAGCGCGCCATTGTTTCGCTCAAACGGAAACAGATTGCCGCCGATGTTGTTGTACTGCTCGATGGTGTAACGCCCGACCGCATGTGCTTCCTCACGCAGTTTCAGCACGCGCTTGATCGGGTCAGGGTCAGTCTCGGCACTGCCATATTTCAGCGGGTTGACTGAGGTCGGATCATCCAAGTCGGTGACGATCAGCGAAGTGCCATCGGTTGTCATGGTGTAGCCGTCGACCCACATCGCGTCAACCACGATGCCGAGATCTGGGTCCGTCACCCGTGTAAGCGAACCGTTCCAATAGTACAGATTGCGGCCGGCTGCGATGATCAGGCGATCGAACGAATAATCGAACGTTACCTGACTGTTGCCGGCAACAGTCCCGAGCGTCGTCACGGTCCCATCTGCATCAACCCTAACTAAAGCCGACCCCATGACGCGATAGGTGACGCCATTCCAGTTGATCGCGCCACGATCAATCCCTGGCCCGGTGCCGAACGTCTCGATGCCTTCAGCGGGGCGCAGATAGCCGTTGCTAATGCCTTGTCCTTTGGGCACCGGCATCAGATTGCGCGGGTAAACTGTTCTGAAGTCGGGCGCGCCGTCAGTCGCGATCCCGCTGAGGATCGGCACCTGCATTAGATGCCACCTTCCCCTGGCTGGATATGCAAGGTCGTACCAGCCGACGAAATGTATGCGACGGTATCCTCGCCGTCAGCCTTGGAGACGATGACTTCGTAGCCGGCGCGCACAGGCAGATCGGCGGTGGTTGCGGTCTGCGCCCCCGTTCCGATGCGAACGTGGCAGATGCCGGCCCCGGAATTGACCAGGCGGACGGATTTGCACGTGGCGTTGACGGTTACACTGCTCGATGCGGCAGCAGGGGTGACTACTTGATTCGCGCCGCGCTGCGGCTGAAATGGTGCGTGAATTGCCATGATTGTTTTACCCCACCCGATACCACGATTGAAAGACGCCATCGAAGCGAAGGCGGAAGAACGAATTTGCAGCCATGGTGGTCGGTGCGCCATTGACCGCCGTGGCGCCGTTGCCGCTCACCGTCAGCGTGGTGACAGTCTGCGTCGAGCTCACGAGAACCTGCTGGCTGTCCACGCATTCAGCCACCGCCGGCAGAACGATGGTGCCAGCCGCATAGCCTGCTACAGGCGTCATCAGCAGATACACACTCCCGCCGTCTGTCGTCGGGTCGATCGTGACCGAGAAGCCGGAAGCCGCGGGCGCGAAATATTGGGTCTCGTCACCGCCCGCCGCCGTCAGCAGCGACTGAATGTAGTCGGCAATCACCGACATCGAGGCCTTGCGTGCATCGCCGTTCGCGCTCGAGTAGATCGGCACCGAGTCCGGGCCGACGACCGAATCCACGGAAGAGAGTTGATTGATGGTGGACATGCAGTGCTCCGGTTATTCGAATTCGATCTGATCGCCACCCTCGGCCGCCATGAGCGGATCGGCCGGGGTAGGCATGAATGGGGTATTGGCGGAGCGCCATGGCTTATTGCCGGCGCCGCGCGGAAGCGTGTTTGGTAGTTGCTGCTGCGGCGGGAACGTGGCACGCGACATCAACACGTTATAACCTTGGCTCGCAGCATTGCGAGTGTCCTGCGATACCTGCTTGCCGACCATGGGAGCAATCTTGACGGCCAAGTTTGTGTAGACCGTCTCATAGGCGGAATCAGGCAATCCGGAGTCTACCGCGCTATCGGATGCATCAGGGCTGGACGGTAGCGCGTAGCCCAGGCGGATTCCTTGAGCGTTCCAGGTCGCCATCATGGAATCGAGCCGGCGCAGTGCACCTTGTCGCTGTTCGGGGCCGATGTTAAATACGTAGCTCGCCAGGCCAATCTCCTCGAAGGCCTGGTCTATGAGCTGATCTTTCGTCCACCCCATGGCATCAACCCTTCGGCGTCAGCGCGCCATCGATCATCTCGGCCAGCTTCGCACTGGGGATGTTAGGCGCATGCGTCAAGCCCAGTTCAGCAGCCTTGCGCTTCAATTCGTCGCGCGTCGGCGGCGCATCATCTTGGGAAGCCGGTTCAGCCGACTTGCCGACTATCGCTTCCGGCAGCGTGGCGAACCAGCCTTCCTCGATCGCCGTAGCGAACTGCCCTTCGTCGCTGACATGGCGGTATGCATAGGTGCCGCCTGGGCGCTGATGCGGGCCCGGGCAGCAGTAGACGAGGATCGGGAAGTTCATTTCTTGCCTTTCGAGCTCGCGATTACCTTGTTTGCCTTCGCGTCGATCTTCGATTTCTCCGACGGGCTCAGCTTGCCCTTGCCTACCATCTGAGTTGCCCGTGCCTTCGCATTCGCGGCATGAGAGGCATCAGGCATCGGATACTTCCCCTGCACCCCACCATTCGGTCCCTTCTTTGCTGGCAGTCCGAATTGCGATGCCTTGAGTTGCTTCTCTTTTCCCGCAGTGAGCTTGGCCATGATTCCCTCAGAAGAATGAGGCCGAGTTACCCCGGCCTGCATGTCGTGCATTTCTTAGCTGATGCGGTAGATGTCGTAGGTGGCAGCGCCGGAGCACACGAGCCGGAAGAGCCCCGACGAAATCTTCGTGGTCGCGCTGTTGGCTTCCACCACCAGATTGCCGTACATCGTGGTACCACTTGCAGCCGTGGCAACGGTGATGTCGAAGGTGTCGTTCGTCGCCACGTTGACCAGGGCGAAGTCCAGCGTGTCGCCGGTCGTGAAGTCAGCGGGAAGCGCAGCTGCGATCACGGCGCCGGTCGGCATCGTGTAGGTGGCTGCAGCAGTCGGCGTGCACTTGATGGTCATGGCGAGGATCGAGGACACGGCAATCGTCGCCGTGTCGGTCATGGTGGCCACGACGCCTTTTTTCGCGACCGGGCTGCGCAGATAGATCGCGCCGTCGAGCCCTGATCCGTTCTTTGCACCGGCAGTAACGGTGACCGTGCCGCCGCTCGCGTTGCCAGCGGTACCAGAGCCGGCCGTGATCGTGACAGCACCACCGGTGCCGGACGTCGCACCGCCGGCAGATGCAGCGATCGCCACCGCGCCGCCCGCACCAGTAGCGCCGCCTGCGCCGCCCGTAACCTGCGCTGCGCCGCCGGCCGCCGAACCTTGACCAGCACCGCCGACAACCTTGGCGATGCCGCCAGCCGAATTGCCCGCGGTTCCTGCGCCACCGGTCACGGATGCCACGCCGCCAGTGCCGGAGGTCGAGCCGCCAGCAGCAGCCGTCACGGTTGCCGCACCGCCGACGCCGGTTGCACCAGGCTGGCCGCCGACGATGCCTGCTTCGCCGCCAGCATTGGCCGAAGTGCTGGAGGTACCGCCGATGACCTTGGCATAGCCGCCTTGGGTGTCGCTCAGGCCCGTGACGGTGAACGTGGCATCGGCAGCGGTGATGTCGGCCTGTGGCGTCGTCACAGTGGGTGCGGAGCCCGTGTTGTAGTAGGCGGCGGACGGACCCGTATCGACGCGCACGACGGTAGCGGCCGTGAATGCGTCCGAGATGTACTGGTCACCGGGGTTGGTGACATGGACCAGACTCCATTGGGTCGGATGGTTCGGATAACCAACCTGCTTGAGAACAGTTACAGAGCCCTCGCTGTAGACGGCAATTTTCTCATTTGCCGCGACGGTAACTTGCGAGTTCCCATTCGAATAGATTTTGGTAGCCACGATGATTCCTTCAGGTGCGTGCTGAGAATGCGATAAGGGCGGTCCGCAGACCGCCCGTTCTTAGGTTTGCGAGAAGAGCATGATGCCGGCCATTTCCGGCTGCTTCATGCAGACGCCCCAGCGAACGTCCCAGCGGAACTTTGTCTTCATCGTGTTGATGTCGTAGAACTTCTGCATCACCACTTCCAGACCCTGGTCAGTCGTCGCGCGCCGCACCGCAGTGCCAGCGTCGTTCGGAACGGCATAGCGGCCCGGCAGGATCTCGATGGCGTCTTTCTGCCAGAACGGGTTGACGCTGGCGGTCACGGTGTTCAGGAAAGTGATGGCCGAGTTCGATGCCTTGGTGTTGATGACGCAGTTCTGATACTGCAACTCCGCATCAGTGCCGCCTTGGGCGGTGATCATCGGTGGGCTGATGACCAGCGTGGTCGACGACGGGACGGAGATCACGCGGAACGTCTTGAGTTGGCCGGTATCGCCCTTGGTGATGTGGTGCACTGCATCCAGTGCGGCCACGGCGAAGCAGTCGCCGGCCGCCACGCTCGTGGTCGAGCTGACCGTGATGGTCTGGTAGCGATTGTCCACGTTCGACGTTTCGCCGGTCGCTGCCGTCGACGTCGCCACCGGCGTGTAGTAGTTCACCGCCGAATCACGCGTATCCATCGTAATTCCAGCGCCGCCGGCCGCAGCCGTCAGACGGTTGGCGTAGTCGAGCTTGTAGGTGTCGAAGTTGGCGAGGTGGCCAACGAACGCTTTCTCGTACGCAGTCGTCGGCTTGCCTTGCATCGTGCCACGGCCAGCCAGGTTCGACGCCATGCCGTTGTAGTCGCGGGTCGACAGCGCGATGTAGCGATCGAACGAATTGACGCCCTGCTCGTTGAAGATCGCCTCGCACTGAGCCAGGTCGTCAAAGCCGGATGCGGCGGCCGTGCGCTTGACCACCAGCGTGCCTTGCAGCGCGGCGACGGTCATCACCGACAGGTTGACGTCCGACGACAGCTTCTGTGCTGCTGCTTCGCCCAGGCGGCCTTCTTGCAGCGCATCGCGCAATTCGGTCGCGGTCAGGATCGCGGTCGAGTGCTTCGCATAGCCGATGGAGGCCGGCACGGAAAGCTGGGTTGCTTCGTCGAAGTTGCTGGTCGCATCGGTGCCGTCGTGCGACTGCGCGATGTACGGTTGCGGGCGCCAGATCGTGTCATTGGCGCGTTCCATCATGACCTGATCGGTCTCGTATTTCGACACGTTCCGCGACAGCACCAGCTGGTCGTTGAACTTTTCGAGAACGTTTTCGAATGCAACGATCTCTTCTTTATTAAATGCGTTTGCCATTATCTAGCCTCGTGAGTTTGGCGTGCTTTTACGCCGCCCGCTTCTTCTGCTTGTAGGCGATGACTTTCGAATGGTCGCCAGATTTTTCAGCTTCAGCGCGCAGACGCTCCAGGGTTTCATCACCGCCGCCCAGCACTGGCGCACTGCCGCGCACTTGCTTTTCGGGTGGGGGTGGGGCCTTGCGTGGCGTAACTTTCAATTGGGTCTCCAGTCTTGCGATCGCGAAGGCGAACTTCACGGGGTCTGTGATCGAAGCGAGTTCCTTGGCCTTAGCCGGGTTCTTACCGAGTGCGTATTCGACGATGGCGGAGTTGTCAGCGCCGGAAACGATGATGGCTCGCTGGGTGACGCTGAGCACTTCCGAGACAACTGCCTCGGCATCGTCATAGTCTGAAACCTTGAGCGAGGCTTTCGCCTTGTCGTGGTTCGCCAGCGTGGCCTGCCATGCTTCGGCAGCCTTTTTTTCCGCGTCAGCCTTGGCTTGCTGCTCCGTCCTGATCTGGTCTTGCTGCTTGTGCCAGGCGGTCAGCTTGCTTTCGAAGGCTTCCTCGTCATAGTCGCAGTCGGCCAAGGTCGGCTTTTGCAATGCGTCCTTTGGTGCAATGGCCGCTTCGCGTTCTGCTTTCTCCTGCTCCAACTCGCGAATACGGCGAGCCTTTTCCCTATCTGCTTTACGCAACTCGCGGACCCAATCAGGCGCGCGGTTCTCTTCTTCGTTGGAAGGCGGCGATTCCCCCCCGATGGTGACGATTACTTCTTCGTCGGCTTGGCCCGTCTGGTCGTCAGCGGTTCCCGAGGCGCCGGACGTCTCATCCGTGCTTTGGTCTTCCGTGGCGCCCGTATCGGCGTCATCCTGGCTAGTCTCAGCCCCATCGTTTTCTGCCATTGACATCACTTCTCCCCTTCAAACTCACCGATTTAGGCCGGTGGAAGCCGATGGCGTGATGATAGGCCGAAACTATCGTGCGTGCAATATTGATTGTTTAAATCTATTGTACGATGGGATTATTCATGTGCCGCCCTATTGCGTGCCACTAGTCGGCACTGCTTGTTGCTCCGCTTGTTGGGCCTGCTGCGCCATCTGCTCGCGCGCCAGCTGCTGCCCATCCAAGTGCTGCGCGACTGCCAGGGCATGGTCGGCACGGTCCTGGTCGACGCCAGCGAGGGCGACGACGGTATCGGCCCGGGTCTTGTCGGTCTGTGCAGCAGTGAGCGCGGTCTTTGCCTGCGCCGCCTGGGCGTCTGCGATTGCCTTGGCTGCCGACGCTTGCAGGAATTGCGCGTTCGGGTCGGGCTGCTGGTTCTGCTGCTCCTTCGCCATTTCCGTGGCTTCTTCCTCGGTCGGCTTGAGCACGCCCATGCGAACAAGCTTGCTGCGGAAGTATTCGTGCAGTTCGCCCAGGCCTTCGCCTTCCATGTTCATGATGATCATGGCGTCCAGCACGGCCATCGTCTCCGGGTCCTGCGTCACGGTGCGCAGGCCCATGAGTGCACGCACAGTCGCCGCGCGCCGGCTGCTACTGCTCGGGCCGACATCAACAGATACGTCAAATTTCGCCTTGGTCAGGTCGTTTTCGATCACCCTGGCGCCGGTTTCCTTGTCGATCACTGGTCGGTAAAGCTCGACGGTGCCTTTCGTCTTGCCGTCAGAACCGAGCGTCTTCATCTTCCGGCCGTCCTCGACATAGACTTCCTTGGCCATGGACAGCCAGACCTCGCCCACGCGCTGCACGGTCTTTGAGAAATTGTCCATGTAGATGAAGGTCTGCATGTCGAGCTTGTTCTGAATCAGCTCAACCGCCTTGGCGCTCACGTTCGCCTGAAGTTCTTCGCCGGCCTGCTGGTTGCCAAGCAAATCCTGCAGCGACTGCTCGGCGATCTGCATCAAAGCAGCCATAGCCGGCGGCATGTTGGGCGCCTTGGTGTATGCGACCGGCCCAGCAGCTACTTGCTGGCCGGTGGCGTCCGTGATCGGGTTGATCAGCAGGTAAGGAAACTTGGCGATATTGTCGTCGGCCCACATCTGCGCGTGACCCTGGATCTGCTCGGGCGTGAGGATTGGCTTCTCGATATCGAAGCGCGCCGCCATCTCGGCCAGCCAGGACATGAGCATGTTGGTCAGCATCTGTGCATCGCGCGCAAGACGCACGTGGCCCATGCAGCGCTCCACGCCGTCCACAACCCAGCGTTTGCCGTAGTAGGGCACGACAGGGATGCAACAGCCGGCAATCAGGCCCTCATCATCGAGGACGCGCGACCCGGACATCTGGTATTTGTGGACCTTCTTGCGCGTCACGCGCTTGGTGCGAACCTCGCGGAAGCCCGTCGCGGTCAGTTCCTCAAGCTTGCCGGGCTCGGCCAGTTCTTCCTCGGTCAGCTTGATCTCGTTCGGCTCGTCGTCGCTCAGAGCGATGCCCCGGAACACGTAAATCAGTTCTTTTTTCTGCTCGACCTCGTAGTATTCGCCTACGTAGACGACATCTGGAGTGCACCAATCGAACTCCGATTGATGGATGGTCTTCGGCCAGGAGGCCGGATCATCGCCATATTCTTCCTTGTACGCCTCGTGCGACATGCCAGTCAGGACGATGGCCCACTTCGCATCAGCCTTGTCGTAGCGCTTCGAGTCTGGATCGAAGAACACGCAGCTGTCCGCATCGGTGATGCCGACGATCTCGATGCGCTGGCGGCTGTCGTCGTCGTCCTCGTCATCCTCGTACCGGGTGCGCAAGCGTAGCGCCCCAAAGCCACCGCCCGAGCCTTCTTCGAAGCAGTTGTCGAATGCTTCCTGTGCGCCGCTGTCCTTTTCATCGGCCCGGTACAGGCCGTCGCAAGTCTCGGCCAGCTGGTCGTCGCTGGAGCCATCTTTGGCGGAGAAATCCACCGCAATGCGATTGTTCCGGTACTCGTTGATGATGCGAATCACCGCAAGGTGAATCTTGTTCATCTCGAACCGCGGCTTGTTCTCGAACTGCTCGCCAAGCGGCCCTTCCCATTGAGCGCCGGCTATCGAGTAGAAACGACGGTCTCGCAGACACTGCAGCCGCTCGTCCCGGTAGGTAGTCTGCACATCGTTGACACGCTGGATTGCGCGTGCGTGCACCTTACTCAAGCGCTCTTCGGTGGGAATTGTCATAGCACGAGCCTTTCAATCAGCAATTTGCGATAGTCTACGCCTATCAGTTGCCAAAAGAAATGTTTCGTGCTATCTGCGCCTGAATGGCGACGCCATCGGGATTGGAGTAATCGTTACCGCTTCTTTCTTCGGCAGCACGGCTAGGTGCTCGCCAGCGCCGAGCATGAGGTATTGGCCAGCCTCGCATGGGTGAGAGAAGCGATTCTTATCCGGTACATCGCGGAATCGATCGTCGCCAGCAACGGCCACACGCTTGAACATATAGCCGCCTTGCATGCCCTTGCGCGTAGTTTTGCAATCAGGGTGGATCAGAAACCCGGGCTCGCCATCGATCATGCGCCGCAGGGAGGCAGAAACAGCCTCAGAGCGCAGCGCAAAGTCATTGGTGGGCGCTGGCACGGCCGGGAGCCCATTCGCCGCCAGGAGTTGGAATACGGTCCGTTCTTCACTATCGCCGGCCTGCCGCTGATCGCCGGCCGGATCGCCGGTTATCTTCGCAATTGGCCATCGAGGGAAGTGCTGACCAAGGAACAGTTTTAGCTCATTAGCGAAGCGAATCACACCCGTGTCCTCTGTCACCAGTTCTCGACGCCAGCGCATTTGCCCATTCGGCATTTGCTGCCCAATCACTGCGGCCGGCGTTAGGCCGAAGTCGAGCCCGATGTGCAGCCCGAGGCTTTGAATCAGTTCGAACTCCCGGCAGTGCGTCGAGTCTCGGTAGTCTGGATAGACTGGCTTGCCATCTTTGACGAATCCGTATTCGTTGGCTAAGTTGACAAGAATCCAAGCCTCATCTTTACCCTGCGCGCCCTTCAGATAGTAGCCTTTCGGCAGGTTCTGGATATTTTCGGCCACCGGGTTCTCACGCCAGGCAGCATCCTTGTTGTCACGAATCAAGCCTCCGGGCTGCTTCAGAAATAGCCATCCTTCCGGCCGCTCTTCCTCTGCTAGGCGGTAGTACCAGTGGTCGGTATCGGGCGCATTGGTATCCCCGAAGATTCCGTACCATGTTGGTTCAACATTTTGCGGATAGCGCCCAACGCGCAAGTCCAACATCTGGACGACCGCGTACGGGATTTCTTTGGTCTCGTTGATCCAGGCAGCCGTGAGTTGCAGGCCTCGTAGCTTCTTGACGTGCTCGGCCCGATCCAGGGCGAGGAATACCATCTCCGCCTGCACGGTCGTACCGTCGTCTAAGGCGAAGTCAAGATGATGGGTCGGAGGCTCTAGGCCACCTTTCACGAAGCGCCCAAGGCCTTCGAACATCTCGAGCCAGTCCTTGATCGTGGTGCCGAACAAGTCAGGGTATGTGTTTCGGACTGCTGCCAAACGCGTCTTGCGCACGCCATTGGCGTCCGGCGCCTGATTCAGCATGGCGCGGAACGCTTTCCAGCAACTGGCGTTGGTTTTCGATGAGCCGAGTGGGCCGCAAATGAATGTCCGCTGCTCCTGACTCAGAATGTATCGTTCAAGCGTCGGCCCCTGCGGCGCATAGGCGAACTCAATCTGCTGCATCGGGTTCCTTCTTGCGACCGGTGTAGTCCTTCACCTTCACAGTTATTCCGCCTCCGAGTTGCAGCTTATCGTTAAGCATGCCGAGGTGCCGCATTGCGTTCGTCAGGGCCGTGTTCTTGTCCGCGATCTTGAACTTTTTGACGTAGCCGACAAACTCCCGCTCATCACCTGAGCCGCGGTATTCCTCCAGAAGATCCAGGCCAGCCACAGCAGCGGCCGTATCATCATCCAAGTCCGTTAGCGAACGAGGATTACCAGATTCATCCAGAAGCTTGCGAGGGTCAAAGAATGCAATTCTTGCAAGTTCTTGTAGCACGCGGTCCTGCGTGATATGCGTACGTTGCTGCCGTGACTTCTGAGCAACTTCTATCGCGTCCTGAATTTCAGGTTTTTTCAAGAGATCAAATGCTTGCTGTCCTGCAGTCTTTTCACTGTATCCGGCGCGAATAGCTGCTTTGGTCGCATTCAGATCGACCAAGTATTCATCTACAAATCGCTGTTGCTTCGGATTAATCA